CATGCGTAGAGCGATAGTTGTTGTGGCTCTGGCGCTGAGTGCGTCTGCCTGTGGTTCGGTAGGTACGCAGACATCTACAGTTAGTGGTGTGACGTCTGCACCTGCACCTATCGTAGCAGGTCTGGATGGTAGGTACCTGTCTTCTATCCGACCAGATAATTCTTTTGGTCCTCGATACAACGAGGCTCAAGATGTAGTTGATCTGGGGCATGAAGTCTGCACGACACTTGACTCAGGCGCAAGTCGTACAGATGTTACTCTAATTGTCTCTGATGGCTACAAGACCGGAAGGTTTGCTACAGACGCAGGGGAAATTGTCAGTAGCGCAATTACGTACTACTGTCCTCGGTTCCAGAATCGTTGAGGTTATTGTGGTTAAGAAGCTTGACCCCAAGGAGATTTACCATGTTCCGTATGAGCGGTACAACTGGCCACTATGGTCCGATGGAAAGACTAGGCTGTTCACACAAGGGAAGGATTTCAGTTGCACTCTTCCATCCTTCCGTGCGGCTGCTCACGCTTGGGCCCGAGGGCATGGACTCAAAGTACAGACCACTAGGATTCGTCCCCAGGGAGAACCTGAGCAGCTAAGAGTCACGTTCTTCAAGAAGCCCTGAGCTAACTAGCTCTCGCAACAATTTAATACAGGGAGTAGTTGTGCCAAGGGTGTCATCGAATCCTCTAACAGAGGAAGAGAAGGCAGCTAGACTAGCGGCTGCCCGAGAAAAGAAGATCCATGAAAAGGCTCAAGAGAAGCTAATCGATCGTGCCGCAGATCGGTTGGTTAAGCAGTGGGAAGCTGAGCAGGAGTTTACTGACTTTGAGATCCTAGGCGGAGATGAGACATCTGAAGACGAGCAGGTAGCTGAGGAATGGCTTATTGAGAAGCTGTTCCCTAACGGAGCCTCTACACTTCTAGCTGCTGGTCCGAAGGCCGGAAAGACAGTCCTTGGGTTGAACGTCTCCGATTGTCTTCTGACAGGCAATAAGTTCCTTGACGAGTTTGAGGTTAGGAAGCTGCGGGAAGACGAAGTCATTCTCTACATCAACATGGAGGTTGTTCCTGCTGAGTTCAAGAAGATGATGGATGTTCGCGGGCTTACTGGAAATCCTCAGTTCAAGCGTATGCACTTGCGTGGCAAGGAGCACAACATGAACTTTAGGAATCCTGCCATCAAAGAAATGATGGAGAAGAAGATCCGTGACAGTGGTGCAACCATTCTCATTATTGACCCTGTCGGAGTTATTTTCTCTGTGATGGGGATTACTACTGATTCATCAGGTAGCAACGACGACATTCGAGAATTTTATATGCTGTTTGACTCTCTGCGTGAGACTACAAACGTTCGTGAAATTCTCTACGTCATCCATGCAGGACATGCTACAGACAACATGGACGGTCGACAGTCCATTGCTCGTGGTGCTTCTGCGCTTGCTGCTACTCCAGATGCGCTGTGGAACTACTATCTTTCGGATTCGAAGGATGCGTTCTCTCAGCGTATGCTACGAGCTACAGGTCGTTATGGGGTTCGTTTAGAGCCGACCAAGATTGAGTACGAGCCTGAGACTATCGGTCTTAAGGTAGATCGGTCCGTTACTGCTTTCGGACCTAGGAAGAAGACAGAGCAAGACGGAGAGTTTAAGCCTAAGGCTGCCTCTTCTACTTCTACACGTCCTAGGAGGCGTGCATAATGTACGACAGTGGTAGCCAGGTTTATAGCCTATTGCTTGAACTATTCCCCAAGAAGATGACGACTGGCGACTATCGCTTTCTGGTGTTCGACATGATGGACCCAGCACTCAGCGATGATGAGCGTCATGCTGCACGAGACGCGCTTAGGGACGTTATCGGTATCGATCCTCTATTCGAGGTTCATTGGGCACGAGCTGTTGCCGAGAACCCTGAGCTAGAGGATCGCAAGGAAGAGAACCGACGTATCCTATTCGACGCCTATTACAACAAGAACATTGATAGTGAGGCCCGCATTGAGAAGCGCGCTGAGTGGGAAGAGGCTCTAGGTGAGGACCCTCTTGAAGAAGACGGCATCATGCATGACTGGGATTCGTAATGACAGCGGAAGCGCAGCGGAAATATAGGGCTGCACATCCAGAGCGAATCAAGGCGCAGCAAGAGCGTACTCGTCAGGCACGCAACGCTAAGAACATTGAGCGTCAGGTGATTGTGCTTGACAGTGAGGGTACGAACTACGCTGACGGATCACATCACATGATGCTGATTGGCGCGTCTGTCTCTGAACCAGTGGTGGGCACACCAGATAACGAGCTGACGACCGAGAGGATCATTGAGAAGTTCCTGCTTCCTCTGTGGCGTAGTAACCCTAATGCCATCTTCGTTGCCTATGGATTATCGTATGACGTACGTATGATCCTCCGTGACCTGCGTCCCTCGATGTGGCTAGGCATCAAGTCGGGACGTAAGTGGTATCGCATCTGTGATGGTAAGTATAGCATACTGTACGTCAAGCACAAGAGTGGGTCGCGCTTCCACATCAAGTTCAACGAGGTGCGCAAGGCTCGTGGCGAAAGTAACACCCTCACTATTTATGATATTGGTGGCTTTTTCGATGGTGGTCTGGTACAGGCAATCGAGAATCACTGTCTGCATCTGCTCGGTCCCAGAGAGCTAGAGCTTCTTTCACTGGTAGTTGAGGGTAAGTCTGGTCGTGGCACGTTCCTTCTGGACGAGGTTGACTACGTCAAGGAGTACATGAGTGCTGAGCTAGAGCTGACTACCATCTTGGTAAACAGTCTTCGCCATTCGCTATACGAACACTGGGGTATCGGCCTTACTGTCTTTGACCGTACAGGCATCATCACTGACAGAATGTTCCAAAAGCACAACGTTAAGAAGTTGTTGGGGGATACTCCAGACTTTATGGTGCCATTGGTAGAGCAGGCCAACATGGGTGCTCGTATTGAGGCATTCGCTATTGGTAGAGTCTGTGGTCCTGTGTGGGACTACGACATGACTTCAGCCTACTCAGCGGCTCTTCGTTTCCTTCCAGACCTGCGTACTGGGTATTGGGAAGAGATCGACGGTGCTGACTTCTCTTGGTCACGAGACTTCCGAGAGTTCGGGATCTATGTTCTTCGGTATGAGGATGAGGATCTGTCGACTCGTGTTCCACAGCCTCTTCCTGCCCGCAAGGGTGGCACTGTTCTCTTTCCGGCATTCGTTCGAGAGGCTGTTGTCTGGGGACCGGAAGCCAGGAACGTTAGGCATCGTCGTGGTACAGAAGTAGTTCGTGCATACGTCTACCATGATGATGGCACTCGTCCACTTACACCATTCGTTGAAGACTTCTTGGCACTGCGTAAGTCCCTCCGTGATGCTGGAGACCCAGCCGAGCGAGTGATCAAGAAGGCTATGGCTGAGGTGTACGGCCGGTTCTGCCAGCGAGCAGGACAGAAAGTGGACGATTTGAGTGGAGATATCGTCGAATTTACGAGGTATTTTCAGCTTGAATACTCGGGATTTATTACATCCTGGACGCGAGCTGAACTGTACCGAGCCATGATGCACGCCGTCAGGGCGGGCGGTGAGGTGTATCACTGTAACACTGACGGATTTGTGACCAATGTAGACATTGGCGGAAAGCTCGATATGGGCGAGAACGATGGTCAATGGCGAGTGAAGAAGTATCAGGACTTCGTTGTCCTTGAGACAAAGATTTACATGCTCCACTCTTATGCCGGCGAATGGAAAATGAAGAAGGCTGGCTATAGTGCTTACGAAATCGAACCTGATGACGTATTGAAAGCTCTTAGTAACCCTCTTATCTGGTCTGAACAGACATCATTCTATGGTACTACCTTCGATGATGTGGCAGTTATGTGGGTTGACATTGAGACTTCTAGGCAGGTCGGAAAAGCAGGAAAGAGGCAGCATTCGGGTAACTGCACTGCCTGTTCAGAGGGTATTTCCCCTGATAATGGAATGCATTTCCTTCGAATTCGTACCTAGATCATCTTGACTTACTGCGTATTTACGAGGCAATTCTTGTGGAATTCTTAGCTAGCGTGAGGTATAATAAGGATCATGGACGACGAAGACGACTCGGTGATCGAATTCAGCGAGGCGCCCAGTTCTGAACTTATGCTCACGGCAAACGCCAAGCTTGGTCGGCCCCGGGATGTCCTTTTCGATGGAATCGTTCAAGAGGCTTATGAGAGCGGTGTAGCTCGGCGGACGGTAGTGTCCAGGGATTCAGTAGATGATGTTGTACGTGGAATCAAGCGGGGCGCTCGACATTTGGAGGTGTCTGTTTCCCTCCTGGTGTTTGAACCTGACGAAGATGACATGGTAACGATTGAATTCCTGGCCTACCCAACTCAGAAGCGCCCATCTCGTAAGCTCAATCTAAGAGTCAAAAACAAGCAGGAAGAAGAGTGAACGTAATGTCACGGCGAACCAAGAAGGTTATTGGTTGGGTTATTACTATAGCATTTTCAATAGGGGTGTTCTTCGGTCTTAGGCAAATATTCCCTGGATATGACTTCTTTGTTGCTATTGCCATTGGCAATTTTGTTGCCCTTGTCTACATTCTCAAGGAACGTGCTTACCTTCAGGGTGTGCATGATGGAGCTGCCAGGGTTAATGAAGAGGTTGAGGCTAGGCTACTAGAAGCTATTGAGAAGAATAAGGAAACTATTAAGAGGTCGGGTGAACGGCCAGTCCCTTTCCCAGTGACAAAACTGAATAAGGTTAACGGTCGTGGTCGTCCATTCCACTCGACCGCAAGCTAGGAGATTGTTATGGGAGATATTCCAGTCAAGCGGAACGTTACTCTTAAGGCTCGGTGGGAGGTTAGGAACCGGGAGACTAAGGAACTTGTTGACGTCACTTCTGGCTATACAGTCAAGTGTGTTATCAAGCCTATCTCCACGAGTGCGACTACTCTTCTGGAGCTGACTGCTGGAAGCGGTATTACACTTGGTAACGGCTGGGTTGAGGTCATCCTGAGTGACGTTCAAACTCAGGGATTGGCGCTTGGATACAACAGCCGAGCTTGGTATTTGGTCACAGTTAAGGACAATGGCACAGGCGAGGTCGACGAGGTCGACAGCGGTAAGCTTATCTTCAGTGGTTAGGAGCAGGTAGTGAGGACCAGGCGTGGCGAGAGTGATGTAGCTCGGGAGAATCGTGAGCTACGACAGACTCTGGCAGACATTCGTGAAAACAAGGTGTGTTCGCTGTGCCGTACGCGGAGGTACCAGATCGAACAGTTGCCTCACCAGGGTTGTGTACTCGGTGCGCCTAACCTCACTGTCGTTATTCCCACCATCAAGATTCGTGAGAAGCTGCTGCACAGGGCTACTCGCTCATGTCAGCGTCAGCTTCTCAAGCCTCGTTTCATTATGCCAGTAAGAGATGACAGCAGGAATGGAGCTGGTCTTACAAGGAAGCGTGGGCTGACTGAAGTCAAGACTCCTTACGTGGCATTCATGGATGATGACGACGAGATGAATGATAACCATCTCTTCGTGTTAATGAATGAGCTTGTAGCTTCCGATGCAGACCGAATCTATTCTTGTCACACTGACTGTCTTACGCCAGATGAAGATGAGTGCGCTTACTGTCGAGTGTCGACGTTCGTAGGCTCTACTCGTCGGGTGTCTGACTCTGTTGTAGTTAAGAAGGCTTCTCTCAGGACTTGGGTCAAGCACACGCATGACGGGCAGACAGGAGGTAAGCTATGATTATCTGCGACAACTGTGGTAACCAGTTTGACCCGATTGCGTGCAGGTGGAGATGCGCCAAGTGCGGTAACAAGGTGAACTGTTGTGACGGTGCTCCACTACCACCCAGACGAGAGGAGTCCGAGAATGGCCGAGAAGGCTAAACCTGAGAAGCCTGCGCCGTCCTCAGTGGACAATTCTGAATCGGTCAAGTATCCTGGTAGTAGTGAGGACGACCTGAGGGCTATTCTGCTCTCTGAAATGCCGATCTATAAGCTAATTCAAGACGCTAAGGCGAGGAACAACAAATGAATAGGGCGACTGAGTATCTTGTCTCAGTCGACCCTGCCCATTTTGATTTGGATGAGTACCTTCTGTCTATTGATGAGAAGATGCTCGAAACTCCAGAGGGTAGGCGTGAGCTTACTCGGGAAGATCCTCTCCTCTTTGCTCTAATTTATCTACCTCACCATCTTCGTGGTGCCATTGAGGATGATCCAGAGGCTATTACGTTCTCTGAGTACCACATTCGATGGGCTCTTTATGGCCGTACGTGCTTGGAGTGCAACAAGTACCGTCAGGGCCGGGATGTCTTTGTCGCTCCCCGTCACATGGGAAAGTCGACTTGGCTCTTCACGATCATTCCCATTTGGGCTGCTGCACATGGACACGTCAAGTTCATTGCTGCCTTCTCTGACACTGCGGATCAGGCAAAGACGCACCTTGGAACCTTCAGGGATGAGCTTGACACCAACGACTTGCTTCGCGAGGACTTCCCCAAGTTCGTAGAGTCCAAGCGCCGTCGCATTGACCCAAATGCACCACGAGCAGACAAGCTTGTCGGTAAGCCAGTCACCGATCGTCAGGATCGTATCGAGCAGGCTAACGGATTCATCTTTGCTGCTGCTGGAGTCACGTCCGGCATTTCTGGTGTGAAGGTTGGTCGTCGTCGTCCAGAGTTCATGATTCTGGATGATGTGGAACCGACAGAGGACAAGTACGGTCCTGCTCAGATTGAGAAGCGTACTAAGGCTATCGTTGACAAGATCCTGTACCTCAATGAGCACGCTCGCGTGGTTGTTGTTGGTACTGTGACTTGTGTTGGTTCTATCATTCATCAGTTCATTCGTCACGAACTTTCGCCGTCTGACGATGACCCTAAGTGGATTGACCAGCAGAACTTCAAGGTCCACTACATGCCGCCGATTCTTCAGAACGATGACGGTTCTGAGCGCTCGTGCTGGCCTGAGAAGTGGCCTTTCTTTGAGCTGAATTCTCGACGTAACGACAGGGACTACAAGAAGAACTTCGAGAACCAGCCTGTCAATATTGAGGGTGACTACTGGTCCTCTGAGGACATCGAGTATGACCCTGGCTTTATCTCGAACCGTCGTATCCTTCTAATCGACCCAGCAGTTCGTCTTGGAAAGAGTAGCGACTACACAGGTATTGGTGTGGTGTCGTTCAACATTCCAACCAAGCAGAGCTGTATTGAGTGGACTAAGAAGGTTAAGCTCGCTCCAAAGGAACTACGACGCTACATTGAGTCTGTTCTTGAGGACGATGAAGATATTTCTGCCATCATTGTTGAGATCAACCAAGGTGGAGACTATGTTCTGGAAAACTTCCAGGACCTTGGTGTAAAGGTAATTCCTCGATTCAGCCGAGACTCTAAGGTTGACCGTTTCGGCAAGTTGCTGACTCACTATCAGCGCCATCGAGTTGTGCACAGGCGAGAGATTCCATCCCTTGAAGAGCAAATGTTCGCCTACCGAGGTAGGGAAGCCGGGAGTGACGACCTTCTAGACGTTGCATCTTTTGGTGTTGACTTCTTCTACAAGAAGTACTCCATCAAAAAGCAGCCTAACCGAGTTCATGTTACCAATGTGAGGTACTTGTGATTAACCACGATCTGAAGCGCGGGATCGATGAGATCGCTGCCTCACGAGATGAGTACGACCGGGCGGAGACTTACTACAAGGGCAGGCAGCAGGAGATTCATGCCTCGCGTGCTCTTGCCAAGATTTTCCGCGCTGACGTTCATCGGTTCAATGTGAACTTCTCTGCCCGTCCTGTTGACGCAGTGCTGGACAGACTTGAAGTTACAACCGTTACGGCCATGCCTAGCTCTGCCAACAGTGTTTTGACTACTGCATTGTGGACCGACAACAGCCTTGACGAGGAGATTCCGGAAATCCTCAAGAGTGCTGCCATGTTTGGGGACGCGTACGTCTTTGTGCAGCCGGATGAGGAAGGTCAGGGCGTTGAGATTTGGCTCAATGACCCTCGTCAGGTGCGTGTCTTCTACGATGAGGAAAACCCCCGACGCAAGTCTTACGTAATCAAGAAGTGGGAAATTCAGGTCTTCAGTCTTAACGGTGTGCCGGAGACTCGCACTCGTATTAACCTGTACTACCCAGACCGTACCGAGAAGTACATCTCTCGTGCTGGGGGTAAGCCTGAGGATGAGGCTGCTTACGAGCCGTACGTCGATGACACTACGGACGAGATTGGAGTTGCTGAGAACCCTTATGGGGAGCTTCAGTGGTTTCACTTCCGTACTGAGCGTCCGTATGGCCGTCCAGAACACTTTAATGCCTTTGACCCGCAGGACCTTCTGACCAGGCATATTATCAGTCAGGTAACTGCTTCTGAGTTTGCTGCTGGTCCTCAGCGCTGGGCCATCAAGGAAGCGTCTGCGGGTACTGGAGACAACGAGGATGACCTTCCAGAAGACGTAACTGCTGCTCCTCATCATTGGAACGAGGGCTCTCAGTTCGAGTCTCACCCAGGCAATGTTTGGCTCACTGATGGCATTAAGCAGTTTGGACAGTTCGCTGCTGCTGAGGCTAGGAACTTCCTAGAGCCAATGGCGTTCTACGTTCGAGTGATGAGCAGTGTTACCTCTACACCGCTGCATTACTTTGACCCTGTTGGAGACGCGCCTTCTGGTCAGTCGCTTCGCGCTCTAGAAGCGCCTCTCATTAAGAAGGTGCGTGCACGTCAGGTTTCGTTCGGCTCTACGCTGCGTGAGACTCTGACGTTCGCTCTTACAAAGATTCTTGGTATTGCTGTCGACCAAATCAACATTCACTGGGCCAATGCTCAGGTTGTTGAGGACAAGGATTACTGGGACGCAGTTAACGCTAAGATTGAAGCTGGTGTTCCTAGGCGTCGCGCGCTTATGGATGCAGGCTTCACTGAAATTGAGGTGGAGTCTTTCGGCTACACCCAGGCTGAGCCAAACGGTCCAGCCATTGAACAGGTACCAGGAAACGGATAGGAGAGCCAAAATGGCCACTCAGGATGACACCGAGTTCGACGTCGAGATCGACGATGAGGTCGACACTGAAGACGAGAACGAGAACGAAGGTGAGAACGAGCAGGAAACCAACGATTGGACTCCTCCCACCAAGGAGACTTGGGAGAAGACCCTTCGAGCTAAGCAGATTGCCAAGGCAGATGCCAAGAAGCTTCGTGCTGAGCTTGCTGACCTGAAGGCAAATGGCGGTTCCGGTAATGGAACCACTGACACGAAGACAATTGAGCGTGCAAAGCTTGAGGTTGAGCAGCAGTTGACCTCGAAGTTTCATGGTATTATTGGTAGGTCGGCGGCCAAGGCTGCTCTCGCTGAGGCTGGTGCAAAGGGTAATATTGATCGTCTTATTAAGCTTATTGATTTTGATGATCTGGACATCGACGAAACCGGTGAAGTTGACGGTCTCGATGAGCAGATTGCTGAACTAAAGAAGGACTACGACTTCCTGTTCCCAAAGACGCGAGGTTCTAGGGATCGGGATGCTGCTGGTCGTCCAGTTCAGAAGAAGCAAATGACAAACCGAGAGCGAGCGATTGCTATGGCTCTTGGTCAGCCCATCTAGATAACAAAATACTTCTTAGGGAGAAAGTTCAATGGCAATCAACGTTAACAACTGGCTCGTTGATGAGCCAGGTAGTGCCGTTCTTCAGCGTGTTAAGCAGGTCTCGGCTATCGAGGACTTCTCTACTCGTGTTCCAATGCGGCACGACACTATGGCTGTTCCGCGTTCGGGCGGTACGGACGTTGAGGTTGTGGCCAAGGCTGCGACCTATGGTCTGGACGCTACGTCGAACGACAAGGTCGTTCTGGACACCGTAAAGTTCGGTAAGGCTATCTCGGTGGCCGATGAGGATGTTATGGATGTCAGCATTGACATCTTCGAGTCCAAGCGTCTTGACTGGTTCACCAGCTACGCTAAGTTCCTGGACAACGCTTGCCTTGGTGTTACGGCTGCGGCTAACGGTACGACTGTTCCGTTCACGTCGGTCTACAAGGCTCTGACGACCACGAATGCTGCTACTGGTTACACTGCCAACGCTAACCGTATTACGTCTTCGGTTGGTCGCGTCGTGACCTACGACCAGCTTTCCTCGGTTCTGTCTCTGCTGGAGACGAGTGACTACTTCGACGACTCTGACGCTGTTGTCATGGCGCACCCGTACTTCAAGGGTGTTCTTCGGGGCATCAAGGACACGGCCGGTAACCCAATTTTCCTCCAGGGCCTTGCTGGCACCCCGGACTCGCTGTTCGGTTACCCGGTTCACTGGACCCGTGGGGCTCGTACCTCGGCTACTGCTGCTTACGCTCAGGCTGCTCTTGGTACCACCGTTGGTACGGCTGGTAACCCGCTTCTGATTGTTGGTTCGCGTCAGAACCTTCTGCTTGGTGTTCGCTCTGGTCCAGAGTACTACGTGTCTGCTCCTCGGACTGGTGGTCCTGGTCAGATGACGGACGAGTGGATTATGACTGTTCGTTCACGCCGTGCATTTGCGGTTGGCAACGAGAACGCTTTCGCCATGCTTGAGGTCATCAACGCCTGATTAGGTTTGGGGGAGCCTAAAAACTCCCCCTTCCTATGGCCTCTACTTAAGGAGAGTAAGACATGGCATGGGGCAAGGAAGACAAGCCGAGTGAGGTTCAGCCTCACAACGCTGACGAGATTGAGGCCGCCAAGTCTGGTGAGCTTGGAGAGGTTGGCGTCAAGGAAGAGGCTGACGTTCTTCAGAGTGAGCCAACTCGGCTTGA